TGTATATTAGTTGTAATCCTGCTACTTTGGTTAGAGATTTGGCTAAGTTTGAAGAGGTTTATGAGGTTAAAGAGATTCAACCAGTTGATATGTTTCCGTTTACGGGGCACGTGGAAACTGTAACTGTTCTAACATTGAAAAATAAGGGTTTATAGCAGTTAAATAAAATAAAAATGTTGTAAATGTCAACCATTTGTCAACCAAAATTTTAAGTGGTTGACAATTATATATAAAAAATAAGAGCCTAATGGCTCTTATTTTGATTTACAGCATTTTCAAATATTTCTACAGAATTATTACTCATTTTTTCAGTATGATGAACATAAGTGTTATAAGTTGTTTCTATATTTGCATGACCAAGTCTAATTTGTACATCTTTTATTTCTGCACCGTTTTCAATTAAAGTAGTTGCATGAGTATGTCTTAATGAATGATAGTTGAAAGTTATTCCTAAACTATAATTTATTACTTTTGAAGCATATTTAAAAGAATTAGGCGTTACAATTTCTCCATCTTCTTTTGTACATACCATTTCTACTTTTTTTAATGCACTAGCAGGTATATTGGCTTTCAGAGAATATAACGGTCTATATTTTTTGTTGTTAATTGTTTCAATACCCTCATATACATTAGTATAATGACACCCATATTTTAATTTATTTTGCAATTGATTATTTTTGTATTTTTTTAGTACATTTAATAAAGTTGTTCCTATCTCAATTGTTCTAGTACTTGTTGCTGTTTTTGGCGTTCCAAAATACCATAATTTAGTATCGTTATTATAATATATTATTTTATTTATTGATATTTTTCTATTTTCTAAATCAATGTCATCCCAAGTTAGTCCTAAAGTTTCTCCAATCCTAAATCCAGTATAATAACCAATCATCAAAGGCAAATAAAATGTTGAGCCTGGTGGAAAACGATTAATTATTTTTTTAAATTCGTCAGGTTTAATATATTTATGATTAGCATCTGCTTTTGAATGGTCATACTTTGGAAGATTAACATATAGCATTGGACTATTTTTTATAAAGTTGCAAGGGTGAACAGCATATTTTAGAGCACCTGTTAATACTCCAATCAAATTAGATAGATGATTTTTGCTAAAACCCGCAATATATTTAGAATTAACAAATTCTTGTAAAATAGTTGGGGTAAGGGACTTTAATTTATAAATTCCTAAATTGGGTTTTATATGATTTTCTATATAATTCTTATACGACTTTTGAGTATTTATTTTCAACTCTATAACTACATAATTTTTATACCAATAATCGAAATAATCAGAAACTGATATTTCCGATGGCTCAAAGTGTAAGCCTAAATCGTTATATTCTGCTAAAGCTTTTACTCCTGCCTCTAAAGCCTCCTTTTTAGTATTAAAACCAGATTTTGTAATTTGTTTTCTTTTTCCTTTGACTTTTGCAGCTTCAAATTGATACTGCCATTTTTGTCCTCTTTTTCTAACATTAATTTCAGACATAAAAATACCTCCATTTTTCTTTAATTTATTTTTAATAAACTATTGAAAATGAAAGTATTTTTTGATATTATAATACTAATCACTTTCAATAGTGGGGAGGGAATAAATGTATCGGGTTGTGGTGATTTGATTACATCTATTCCTTTTTATTTATATTAAACTAATACGCCATATTTTTCGACATAAAAGTTAATACATTCTATCATATATTTACAGTCTACATTGAAGTAGTCTGCTAACTCATACAAATTAAAACCTTGTATGAGTTTTTCTTTTAATTTTTGAAGTGGAACTAAAACAGAATAGGCCCACTTCATTGCTCTATATTCACATTTTCTTTTTTGTATATTGTCAGAATTAAGATAATATAAAGCATTACAATAATAATGTCCAAGTTCTTCGGCTAAAATTTCTTTTTCTTCAATACTATTATTTATTTGTTTATTATCTAAAGCAATATAATAGTTATTATCTATTTCAAATATTCTAGCTTTAGTATTTGTCCAATTATAACCTAAAATGTCTATTTTTTCATTCTCAGCGATTTTATACATATCTAAAGTGTTCATCTAAATCCTCTTTTTTTATTTTATTTTTCTGTGCATTCATAAAAAGAAGTACTTACACAAATGTTTCTACTAGTTTTATACAGATTAACATATAAGGTATTATTATATATTTTATATAATGCGGTTCTATAATTTGAATCATTTGGGTCTTTAAAAAAGATTGAACCATTTTTATAAATTCCAACTTTTTCTCCATTAATATAAAAATCACCATTATCTTTGAAGTTATATTCTGTTATAGTAGTAACTTCTTCTCGTTTATTAGTATTTTGTGAATATTCAGGATATGTTACTGTACTACTCCACATACCAACTTCGTAAGCTTGTTCAACTGATTTATTGTTTGATACTGCATTTTGTGTAGAAGATATTTTTGAATTTAAAGAAGAATAATTTCTTTTTAATTGTTTAATATCTGTTTCAAGATTGGCATTTTTATTTTTTAATGAATCTTTTTCTTTTTCTATTTCTTCTTTAGTGCTTTGCAACTGATTATTATTATTTTCTAATTCCTCAATTTTTGATTTATTATTTTCAATTTTAGAAGATAAATCATTATTTGAATTATTTAAAGATGAAATAATAGAGTTTAAATTGGTAGTTTGAGATTGCAATTCACGAATTTGAGATTGATTTTTATTTATATTTATCAAAAGAACAATTCCGAACATAAATAATAATATAGTAAAAATTGATAATATAATAATAATTTTCTTATCTTTTGATAAAACAATTTTATTTTCTTTTATTTTATTATTCTTATTCATTGTAGCCTCCATTATTTCTTTTCATTTTTCTTTTTATTTTTTATAAATTCGACAAATCTATTTATTTCCTCAATATCATTTTCATCAAGACCATCTTCATTGATTCCATTATATGAAGCATATTTAAAAGTATTATCCAACGTTAAATTGTCATCTAATAGTTCGTCTAAGGTTACATTAAAAAAAGTGGATAACTTTTTTGCAGTTCCTAATTTTATGTCTTGAACTTCGTTATTAATAATTGTTAATAAAGTTGTATATGGAATTGCCAGTTCCTTTTCTTTAAGTCTTGTAGATAATTCTTTTGGGTTTTTTATGTTATTCTTTTTCATTAAATAATTTATCTTTTCAGCCAAATTCATTTTTAATCACTTCCTTTTTTACTTATAAATGAATTATAACAAATTTTTTTAGGAATGTAAATAAAAAAATACAAAAAGTTGTAAAAAAACTATTGACAAATACAAAAAACTGTATTATTATCATAGCAACAATACAGAAACCTGTACTAAAAACAGAAAAAATACGAGGAGGTGTAAAAAATGTATGAAAATTTGAAAGCGGAAATGGGAAGAATTGGAATTACAATAATGGATATTTCTAGAGATTTAAATTATGTATATGAAACATTAAGAAATAAATTTAATGGAAATACAGATTGGCAAAGAAGTGAAATGTTTGCAATAAAAAATAAATATTTTCCTAGTAAATCAATAGAATATTTATTTCAAAAAAAATAACCACAACCCGATACTAAAAAGAAAGAAGGTGAGAATATGGAGGAAATATTATACACTGTAAGAGAAACAGCAAAACTATTAAAAGTAAATCCAAACTACGTGTATGGCTTAATAAAAAAAGAAATGTTACCAGCATTAAAACTTGGAAGTTTCAAAATTAGAAGAACATCATTACTTAATTTTGTAAAAGAAAGTGAAGGTAAGGATATGACAGATTTAAATAATATAAAAGAATTAAAGGTAGGTGAAAACAAATGAAAAGAAAACTAGATACAAATAAAATATACAACTTTATTGGACGAGCAGTAGTATATAGCAGTCTATATATAGCAACAGTAGGATTTACAGTATGGGGATTTTTGCAAGGAATGACTTATTAGGAGGGAAAGAAAATTGAAAAATAAAAATAAAGAACTATCAAAAGATAATCCTTTTAAATATTTTTGGAAATTAGCATTAATTGCATTATTCTTTATTGGAATTAGTATTGTTTTTCTTACATATATCATCAGAGTTTTCTTTAGAGTTTGAAATTTTAGTAAAAACAAAATGAATATATAGAATAAGAGAGATAAGACCAAATGCAAATGTAAATAAAAGCAATAGAGTCATAAAAGCATCAAACCAAGAAATATTCATAATAACAACCTCACTTTCGAGGATATTATACATTATTTTTTAAAATAAAACAAGAAAGGAGTTGAGGAACAATGATATTTGGAATGTGTTTTGGATTTTTATTAGGAGCATTAGTAATAAATTTATATTTAAAAGATGCAGAAGAAACCAACGAATTACTAAAGAAAACAATAAACAATTTAGAAGACGATATAGATTTAGCAAATTCAAAAATTGAAAATAGAGACAGAATACTTAATGATTATCAAGAAGAAAATGCAATATTACTAAATAATTCAGCAGAGCTAAGAGCTAAAATAACAGATTTAGAAAACAACATAGAATTATTAGTAAATAACTTATCAGACAAAAATAAAGAACTAATTTCAGACTACCAATCACAAAATTAGTTCGAGTATAAATACATATAAAAGCTACTCTACTATTAGTATAACACTAATTTGTAGAGTTGTCAAAGGAGAATGAAAAATGTTAGAAAACAGAATGGTCGAAGATGACTATATAGAAACAAATAATGATTATGACAGCTATCTAGAATATTTACTAGGAAAAGACGATGAACATTATGAAGATGAAATATATGAAAGGTTGAGTGAAGAATAATGCAAGATTTAAGTTTATATCAAATAACAAATGCGTTTCCAATGTTGATGTCACAAGAAGAAATGACAGAAGAAGATAAAAAGAAAGTAGAAAAGGAATTAACAGAATTATTACAACAAAAAAGCCAAAATTTAATTGGTTATACAAGAAATATAGAATTAACTATTGAAGCAATGAAAAACGAAGAAAAACGAATTTCAGAGCAAAGAAAGACATTAGAAAATAGACTTACAAAATTTAAAGAATATGTAAAAGAATGTATGGAACAAGGTGGATTCACAAAACTAGAAACACCATTAGGAACATTAAGTATAGCAAAAAATCCACCTAGTGTAGAAATTGTAAACGAAGATGAAATATCAAAAGAATTTAAACAAGAAATAGTAAGTGTAAAAGTAGATAAAACAGCTATAAAAGAATATTTTAAGGCAACAGGAGAAATACCAGCAGGAGTTAATATAAATACACAAAACACAAGTTTAAGAATAAAGTAGGTGTAACTATGGATTATTTAGATTTAATTGAATATAAAAATAACAAATATTATGGAGGTAATTAAAATGGCATTAGCAAAAAAAGCAACATTAGATGATGTTAATTTAAAAATTATGGTTTGGGGAGAAAGTGGAAGTGGCAAAAGTAGATTTGCTTTATCTTCTCCAAATCCTCTTGTAGTTGATTTAGAAGGTAGTACAAGATTATATGCTAGTCAATTTGATTTTTATAAAGCAGAGGTAAATAAAACAGATAATAGAGCAAGTAATCCAGCGACTTTAACAGTAAATTTAATTGAAGAGATTTTAAAAGGAGAATATCCTGATAGAAAAACATTAATTATAGACCCTGTTACTGATTTACTAGACTGTATAGAAGATGCAAGTGCAAAAAAATATGAACAAATGATAGGGAAAAAAGTAGGAGAATTAAATCAATTACAAAAAACAAAATGGTATGCATATCGTAGAGAAATGACAAGAACAGTTTTAAATCAACTAAAAGATGTTCCAATGAACTTAATATTAGTAGCAAGAGCAAAAAATGTATGGGATACAAAAGATGGAAAAATGCAACCAGTTGGTGTTACATATGATGCACTAGATATAGTTGAATATTTAATGGACATAGTAATTCAATTAGAAAAAGCAGGAGAAGAAACAAGAGCAATAGTAAAAAAATCAAGAATAGGTAATTTGCCTAAAATATTGGAAGTTAAAGATTATTCATCAATAGAAAATGCATTAAAAGATAGTAATAAAAAACTAGCAGAAGAAAATAAGTAGGTGATTAAATGCAAACTACAGGAACATTAGAAGAAATAAACATAGATTATAAGACTGGAAAACCTAAAATAAGCTTTCTAATTGATGGAAAGGACAAGTTATCAGACATAGAACAACTAAAAGGCCTAAAACTTAAAATAGAAGCAAAGAAATATATAAAGAAAAGAACAACTAATGCAAATAATTATTTTTGGAAACTTTTGCAAGAATTATGTGAGTTAGCAGAAATAGATACGATAGAAGAATACAAAAGAAGAGTAAAAGAACTAGGAATATTCAGAAGATTTAGGATAGAAACAGAGAATATAAAAACATTTGAAAAAATGTGGGTAGCACAAGGGATAGCTTGGTTTTGTGAAATAGCGGATACAACATATATAGGAAATACAGAATTTAAAATAATCAATGCTTATTATGGTTCTAGTTCTTTTAATTCAAAACAAATGTCAAGATTAATAGATGGAGCAGTCCAAGACTGTAAAGCTTATGGAATAGAAACAAAATCAGATGCAGAAATAAATAGTTTATTGAAAGAATGGGATAAAAAATGAAATCAATTTTACAAAACAAAAAAGAAAGCTATATCAGTGGGCAAACTTATGGACTAGAAGAACATCATATATATTTTGGTACAGGAAAAAGAAAAATATCAGAGCAAAACGGATTCAAAGTATGGCTAACATATTTAGAACATAGAGGAACATACGGAGTACATGGTAAATATGGACATAAGTTAGATTCGAGATTAAAACAGGAATGTCAAAAAGAATATGAAAAAAATCATACAAGAGAAGAATTTATAAAATTAATAGGAAAAAGTTATTTAGATTAGACAACAGGGATAAGACAAAATAAAGTTTTATCCCTTATATTGTACGAAAGGAGAAAGAAAATGAAAGACCCTGCATTCTTATTTTATAGTAGTGATTTTCTTTCTGGAACAATGCTAATGTCTGATGAAGATGTTGGAAAATATATAAGACTACTTTGCTTACAACATCAGAAAGGTCATCTAAAAGAAAAAGAAATGTTAAATATTTGCAAAGAATTTAATGAAGATATATTTAGTAAATTCAAAAAAGATGAAGAAGGCAAATATTTTAATGAAAGATTAGAAGAAGAATCTAATAAAAGAAAAGCTTATTCAGAAAGTAGAAGAAATAACAGAAAGAAAAAAGAAGAAAAACAAACATATGAAAAAGATATGAAAAACATATGTAATTCATATGAAAAACATATGGAAAATGAAAATGCAAATATAAATGAAAATATAAATATAAATAAAAATAATAAAGTAAATGACAGTTGTATTAACGATTTACAAAATATTATTGATTTTTACAATGACAATATAGGACTGATAACACCTTATGGAATAGAAATATTATCCAGTTATGCAGAAGAAATGTCAAATGAGTTAATAATGTTAGCAATGAAAAAGTCTGTAGAAGCAAATAAAAGGACAATTCAATATATAAAAGCAATATTAAATAATTGGCAAAAAGCAGGAATAAAGACAGTACTACAAGCAGAACAAGAAGATGAACAGTTTAGAAAAAAATCAGAATTAGGAACAAGCGAAAGAGAAAAAGAACTGGAGGAATGGCTAAATGAATATAAGTGATTTTACAAAACAAATAAAAAAAATAGAAGTAGCTTATAATAAAAAATTTGATAAAGATGAAACGATTATGTGGTTTCAAGAATTTCAAAATATACCTGCAGAAGAATTTGAAAAAGCAATAGACTCAATAATTAAAACAAATAAATTTACGCCGAAAATAGCAGATATAAAAGCAAAAATAAGTGAAAATACATATAGATATTATTCAGAAGACCCATACAGACATTTATATAAAAATCTAGAATGGGGAGAATTTGTAGATTAAAGGAAGTGATAAACAAATGATTACAACAGAAACAAGACAAATGAGTTTTAATGACATACAAGATAAAACAAAAATAAGATATATACAAATCTTAAATAGATTAGACAAGCCTAAAACGGCAAAGGAATTAGCAGTAGAATTATTTGATTTGGGATTTATACCAAGCACAGAAAGGAATTATACAGCACCAAGGCTAACAGAATTAGAAAAAATGGGATATGTAAAAGCAGTAGATAAAAAGAAATGCGAATACACAGGCAAAACAGTAGCAGTATATGAAAGAACAGAAAACGGTTTTATTGCAATAAATATGAACCATATTCCAAGAATTTAGGAGGTAATTATGCAAGAAAAATGTAGTAAATGTGATAGTGAAGAACTATTTGTAGAAATACAAGGAAATAGAAGAGGCTTATATTGTGGTAAATGTGGGAAATGGCAAAAATGGATTACAAAACAAGAATTACAAATAGCAAAGTTTAAAGGTTTAAAAATTTTAGGAGGTAGTTATGATAATAGTAAAACAAAATAAAGAAGATATTGTAAATTTTTCTAGGGTAGCAGAAATAAAAATAGTTTATTATGAAGCACAAAAGGAAGTCTTAGAAGATAAATTAGGAGATATATTTGCATCAATTTTAAAAGCAAATGTAGGAATAGATAATACGAAATTAAGCGGATACGCAATATATGCATATTTTGAAAAAAATAATTTTACCATATTAGGAGAATACAAGACAGAAGAAAAAGCAAAAGAAGTATTAGCAGAAATAACAGAATTTTGGAAAAATGAAGCAATGTCAGATTATAAAGGTTTCATATGTTATGAAATGCCAGAGGATTAGCTAGGAGGTAGTTATGGACAAATATTTTGAATATTTTCAGCACTTGAACAAACAAATTCACAATTTAAACCAAAAGCAATATGATGAAATTGAGGAATTTTTAGGAGATATGGAACAATCTATAAATGTAGATACAACACTTAAAGAAATAGAAAAATATATAAAAAAATATAAAAGAAAAAACAAAATATTATTTATAGCATTTAAAACAAGAAATAAAAACAAACTAGCACATATTTGCAAATATATTATTGATTTGGAATGGAATAACGAATGGGCAATAGCAGTTGCAGGGCAAAGTACACCAACAATATTTGGTTGGTTTGATGTTTAGGAGTAAATTATGAAATATAATTATCCACCGTTAGAACGGTAAATGTGTAAAATGTAGAGGTTGTAATAGACTTGAATTAGAAAACTTCAAACGGAGTTTGGAGATGTGAAAATTACATAGAAAAGGAGCTAAAGAAAAGTGAACAAATACAGAAATAAAAAAGTAATAGTAGATGACTACATCTTTGATAGTATTCAAGAAAGTAGAAGATACAAAGAACTAAAACTATTAGAAAGAGCAGGAACAATAACAGACTTAGAATTACAGCCAAGATTTTTGCTACAAGATAGTTTTAAGAAAAATGGAAGGACATTTAGAAAGATAGAATATGTTGCAGATTTTAAGTACATAGAAAACGGTAAAACAATAGTTGAAGATGTAAAAGGAATGCAGACAGATGTATTCAAATTAAAACATAAAATATTTGAAAAAGTTTATCCAGATTTGGAATTAAGAATAATTAAATGAAAGGAACATAAGAGATGAAAGATTGGACAGGAAACAATAAAACAACATTTATAACATTAGGAGCAAGCAATCATAGTGATAAAGATAGAGAAAAAGATGACTTTTATGCAACAGATCCAAATGCATTAGAAATATTTTTAGAAAAATTAAAACAAGACAATATAGAATTACATAAAGAAATATGGGAATGTGCATGTGGTCAATGACATTTAAGTGAAGTATTAAAAAAACATAATTATGATGTATATTCAACAGATAAAGTAGACAGAGGTTATGGGGAAAAACAAATAGATTTTTTAAGTTATTTTAATAATGAATTAGAAACAGATATATTAACTAATCCACCATATAAATATGCAAAAGAATTTGTAGAAAAAGCATTAGAAATACAAGCAACGGGGTATTACACAGTAATGTTTTTAAAAATACAATTTTTAGAAGGACAGGCAAGAAAAAAATTATTTGAAGAGTGTCCTCCAAAGTATGTATATGTCAATAGTAGTAGACAGTTATGTGCAATGAATGGTGAATTTGATAGATATAAAGCAACTGCATTATGCTATTGCTGGTATATATGGGAAAAAGGTTGGAAAGGAGAAACAACAGTAAGATGGATATAGAAATGGCAGAGATAGAAGTAGGAGAATACGGAAGAACTAATTTTGGAAAAATGATTAAATTTGCTTGGCTAGAAAGTTTAGAAGGTAAGAGATACGAAAATAAAGTTTTACTAATAAATGAAGACATGTTAAACAATGATTTTTATTATTTTCATAAAGGAGAAAAAATAGTAAAACATAGCAAACAACTAATAGACTTAATAGAAAACAAAGATATTTTAAAAGTTAGAATTGATAAAACGATAATGTTTTTTGGAATAGATGAAAGCACATCAGACACTAAATACAAGGAAATAATAAAAAGTATTGAAAATGGAGAATGTGAATTACTAGAAATATTAACACATCAACAGTTTGAGGCTAATTGCTATAAAGTAGGAGGAGAAGAAGATGAGTGATTATGTAAGAAAAAAATGTGTAAGGTTTAAAATACCTCAAAATATAATAGACAAATTAAAAAATGAAGATGAATGGGCAGATGAATGGTTAGAGGATTTATTACTAAAAGAATACAATGTTAAAGAAAATTATCATACTAAAAATGATTTTACAATTAATAGTGGATTGAATTATGAAAATGATGAATATGAGTACTTTTTAGATTATCAACTAGACTATGAATATGGAGCAAGTGGAGATTTTGAAAATGTAAGATTATTAACAGATACAGAATTTAAAAAATATTCAAGAATGTTTGCAAAATATTTTACTGAAATAGGTAGAGATGAATTAAGATTAGTTCATTATTCTTACTATAATGGTTGTGATGAACCAAGTATATATGAATTAGAAGAAATTTAGGAGGAGAATAGATATGTTGAAAATAAGAGAACGGAGTAGATTTAAAAGAACTTGAAAAGTTTGGATTTGAATATGACGAAGATATAAAACAATATTTTTATTATGCTTTTACAGAGCCAAACGATATAAGTGAAGTGAGATATTATGTAAAAGTAAACACTAGAAAAATATCAATAGAATTAGACCCATATGTAAATCCGTATAAAATATTAGATAAAGCATACGATTTAATCAAAGCAAATTTAGTAGTAAAGGAGTAAATAAGATATGAAAATATATTGTGGTGGTAGAGCAAACGGAAAGACTATGAAAGCAATTCGATTATCAGTAGAAAAACAAATGCCAATCGTATGTTGGAGTTATGAACATAAAAAGCAAATAGAACAAACAGCTATAGAAATAGACGTAAAATGGATAATGCCGGAACCAATATTGGTAACAGAAGTAAGAAAAAAAGTAATAGGCAATAGAAGAGGTTTAATAGTTGATGATTTAGATGTTCTTTTAAGAATGATATTAGATGATAATGTTTATTATGCTACTATGGAAGATTGTAACATAGAAAAGTTAGAGAGGAGTAAATAAGATATGAGTAATGAAGAAATAGCATTAAAACTAACTATTGCAATGATAAAAGGAATGGGGCAAGCAGGAGATACACCCAATAATCCTTACGAAGTTGTAAGTGATTATAAAACAATATTAAATGAAATAAGAAAAAGAGAGGAGTGATACATAGTGAACGAAAAAACAGTGAATGAAATGTTTTCTTTTTCAGAAAGAGTAATAAAAGAAGTAGTAAAACGAGATGATGAATACACAAAACAAGTAATAAGAGATTATTTTACAAAGAGATATCCAAAAGAAAATTTAAGATTTGATTTTTTAGACGAAGAAATAGTTAATGAAGTTTTAGAGTTAGGAATTACAGAATATCAAAAAAGACAAGCTTTAGGAGGTGCTTTAAGTGAAAGAAAATAGTATAGAAGAAGATATGAAAATATTAGAAGGAATAATAAAAGAAGATGAAGATTGTATTAATGCAATATACAGTCAAATGAAAGTAAAAAATGACAACGATGAAGATATACAATATTATAAAAAAGAAATACAAAGCATTAAAAATATAGTAGATAATTATTTAAAAGAAAAAGCAAGAGCAGATAAATTAGAAAAAGAATATAGTGCAATGTTGACAGAATCAGATGAAAATGAATGTGATTATAAAAGAGTATTAAAAGAGAATGAAGAATTAAATAAACACGTAATACATTTGACAGATGAACAATATAGAACAGTAATAGACTTAGCACAAAATGATATAAATAAGCAATGGATTCAAAAAGTAAAAGACAAGATAGAAGAATTACAAAATGGTCCACTAAAAATAAATGAGAACAATAAATATTATTATGAAACAGAAGCATATAACAAGATAATTATTCAAGTTTTACAAGAACTACTAGAAGGGAGAAAATAAAATGAATGGAAATGATAATGGATTCATAAAAAATAGAAATAAAGAAAAACAAAGACAAAATAATGTAAGAGAATATCAAAGAAAGTTCTTAAATAAAAAAATGAAAAGAGGTAAATAAAATGAGTGCTGATGAGATGTTTGAAAAATTAGGATATGAACTGTGGACAGACGATAAAGAAACCATATTTTATAAAGGAGAAAATAAAAATATAATATTTGATAAATATACAAAAGAAATATGTTTAATTGACAAAGCAGAATTAGACATAAATATTACTATGCAAGAATTACAAGCAATAAATAAGAAAGTAGAGGAATTAGGATGGATGAAATAATAAAATTAATAGAAACAAAGCCACATTATAATGATTACTACTTAATAGAAGAACGTGGCAAAAAAGAACAAATTGGAAAATATATAGAAACTATAAGTGCAAAAAACGCAACGGATGGATATTTAGTGATATATGATAAAGAATCATACATGTTTACATTTAAAACAATATATAAAAGTAGCAAAGGATATTATATAAAAATAAAAGGTAAAACAGTATATTTAGAAGATTTTAAGGAGGACTAACATATGACAAAAGAACAAGCAATAGAAAAAATAAAATGGTCAATACATATAAGCAAATTAACTAAAGACATAAATGGAAGTAATACTTCAATAAATGTAGAAGTATTAGAAACAGTTTTATCTATGCTAGAAGAAAAAGACAAAACGATTGATTTAATGGCAGAATATATTGAAGATGAATTAACAGTAGATGAATTTTGTACAAAGGAAGGTTGCTATGCAGATAATTATACAGATGGGCATTGTGAAAAGTGCTTAAATTGTATAAAACAATATTTTGAAAATAAAGTAAAAGAATTATTAAATAAATAAAAGAGAATACTACATCTAAAGAGTTTCTAAAGAGAATCTAAAGAGATATAGTTTAAAAATATGAGTATATAAAAGAAAGAAGGTAAAAAACTATGAAATCTGAAAAAGGTATAATAGAAATATTTGTAATTGGAATTGTTATAATTTTATTTATAATACTATTTACAGCAATAGGAATAATGATAAAAGAAGAAAAAGATTATGGAGTAAAAGAAGGACAAGTTGTTGATAAAGATTATCGTTCAGCATACACAACAATGATGAGATGTGGAAAATCACTAATACCACAATATCATCCAGAAAGTTATAGAATACAGATCCAAAAAGAAATCGACGGAAAAATAAAGTCAATATGGGTAACCGTTGACAGAGATACATATCATAAAATAAATGTAGGAGATTATTATAACGGAATGGAGTGATACAAATGACAATAAATCATATATACAACATAGTAGTAAACACAATGAACAAATTAGAAAATATAGACTTTATAAGTTTAGACAAGAGAAAATATAATCAGCAACAATTGAATGAAGCATATAAAATTTTAGATAACTTTAAAGATGAGTTAATAAGAGAAGATATAAAAAGGAGGCACAAATGAACATATATGGAATATACGATACAAAGAATAACGAGCAATGTATGAGAGTTGGAACTTTGCAAGAGATAGTAAGATTTTTAAATTTAACAGCAAGAGAGCTGGGAAGGGCATTAAAGAAAAATAGTACAGTACGACAACATTATAAAATATATTATTTGTTTAATGAGGAGGTACACTAATGAATAAAGACTTTTTAGATAAAATAGAGAATACAAATAATGAACTAGAAAGATTAAAACAAAGATTACAAAAAATAGAAAATAAAGAATGTATAGTAATAAAAGATAGTGTACAAGGAAGCAGTACAAGTTATCCATACATAAAACATAATTGTGTAATAGAACGGTGTTGAAATACCTAAAAATGCAGGATTAAAAAGAAAATATAAAAAGATGATTAAAGATAAAACATATAAGCTAGATAAAATGAGATTACAATTAGAGTATGAATTAAATTATGTAGAAAATGCGGAATTAAGAGATATAATAAGATACAGATATAATGACAATAAGACGTGGTTACAAATAATGTTTTTAATGAAATACAACAATGAAGATACAGCTAGAAAAAAATTAATAAGATTTTTAGAAAAAAAATAAAAATGTCCGTTTTGTCCGGTTAAAAGATGATAAAATATTATTAATGAAAAGTGTAATCGTTCAGTAATGGACAAGCCCAAGATTACAAAAGTATTAGCTATAAATAGTTTGTGTGTATAAGAATAGATGTTTTAAATGTCTATTCTTTTTATTATGTTATTACCAGTATGCTAGGTAACTGATAATATAAATTGTTTGTTATGTTTGGTTGAATATGGCAGACCTCCTTTCGAATATTTTATTTTTTTATATAAACTTTTATAGAACTTTCCTAGCGAGTTCTAAATATATTGCATCTTAGTTCAAATGGTAGAACACAGCACTTTGAATGTTGAAGTTTCAAGTTCGAGTTTTGAAGATGCATCCAAATATATGACACAGTGGCAGAGATGGCTTAATGCACTTGTCTACTAAACAAGAGTACTAAAGAGTACCGTAGGTTCAAATCCTACCTGTGTCGCCAAGAAAGCGGTGCAGATTTCTTCGGAACTGCAGGAGATGAAAACCCTCCAAATATAATATTTATTGATAGTACGAAGTATGTAAACATATATATCAGAGCGGCAAATAGTAGCCGTTCAGTTCTAGAGTGCAATTATATATAACTTACATATTTCGTAGTGTTTATAAAATAGTATGTAGTGATATAAATAAAATTCTGGAAACAGGGGGTTGTAAATCTGAGGAAATACAACTCTTCATATCATTACATAGTGTTTTATAAATAAAAGAAAAGAGGAAAAGATATGGAAAAAACAATAAAAGTAATAAGTGGAACTAAAAAAATGGGACAATGTGAAATACTTAATAAATTAAAAGCAGAGCAAAGAATATTAGAATTATTTGAAACAGAGGAAATAGAAAAAGTAGACATTACATATAAAATAAGAGAGTCAGCTTGTGAAAAGCCAACTCAAAATAATTAAAGATTATCTTTTAACCAATCATTTGTACAAAGGACATTTCTCCAAGAAGCTTCACCAGTAAGTTTTGCAACAAAAATTTTGTCATTAGAATCCATATAAGTTGCCAAAAATGTTCGTATAGAATTAGATGAATCATTAGATGTAATAATCCAACAAGATTCAAGAACTTTAGCATATGTACCATAACTTTTTATTGCAGAAATTAAACCAGAATAATCTTTGTGAGGAGCCATTAAATCATAAGAAACAATATAACTGTTCATATAATCACCACCTTTCTATTTAATATAAAATAGTATAGCAAATTAAAAATAAAAATAATGTCAAAATATGTCGAAAAATAAAATAAAATGGAGGAAGAGCCATGGATAAAGAAATAGAACAATTCAAAAAAAAAACTGTAGTAAATGCAAAAAGAATATAGATTGTAAAATAACAAGAAGAATAGACGGAAAGCTAACATGTACAGAAGAGGAATAGAGTATGATTCAATGTTTAATAGATAATAAGATATGCCCAAATGGGAATAAAAAGTGTAAAGTATGTAAATTTGACAGTTGTGAGGAAGTACTAAATATGATAGAAGAAGAGCAAAAGTATAATGATAAATGGAAATTAAAACAAATAAAAAACGAATTACCAGAACAGTGTAAAAACTGTTCTTTTTTAGAAATTACTAATCTAAGAGAAGGTAAAGTATTTTGTCCTTATAGGATTAAAGAAAGGTGCATAATAAAATGAAATTTAAGATAAATAATACAGAATGGACAATAGAAGAAGTTGATGAAGCAACAATAAATAATGAAATGAAATCAGAGGGGACTTTAGGAGTAACAATATATAGAAACCAAAAAATAATGTTACTAAAGAATCAAGCAAATATAATCAAAACTTTAAAACACGAACTAACTCATGTATGGTTGTATGAATGTGGTCATAATCAAAATAACGAAAAAACATTTACATATGAAGATGTATGCGAAGTAGTTGCAAGTATTAATGATTTTATAAATGAAATAATAAATAAGTATTTTCGCTAAATTTCGACAAACTTTTCAAAGAGAATATGATAAAATACTCGAAAAAGGAGGAATGAAGTATGTGTTTTAAATTTCAATGTATGAATTGTGTAGAAGATAAAGAATATTATGCAATTAAAGAAGGATATACTCATAGGCCAATACCAATTAGGAATAAACAAATTAGAATAGAAGAAACAAAAATGATTAAGGGCAAAGATAAATATTTGCTGACATGCAAATGTCCTATTTGTGGAAAAGAAAATACAATAGAATTAGATGAAGGACAAAAAAATGCTTATCTTGTGGATACAACAGAATTTCAAAATTTTCAAAATAAAGAAGATGATCTAATAGCTCAGGAAACTTTAAAAGAAATTAGAGAATGTTGTTATGGTATTATAACAAGAGAAATGATAGAAAGGCTAAATAACAACTTAAACAAGCTTAAGAAAATAAAGGATATACAAGTTATAAATAAAAATATAGATTGCTCATTAACAGGCAAAGAATTTATAGATATAATTGAATCCTTAATGGAAGAGATAAAATAGAAATAAAACAGAGAGCTTACAATAGTAGGCTCTTTTATTATGGAGAAAAGTTATGAACATAAACCAAAACATTAATAAATTATTATATTCCTTATCGATAAAAGGACAAATATATAAAATAAATACTTTCCAATTTTATAGTGAAAAGAATTGTAAGTATTGTACTAAATATCAAATACTAAAAAAAGAACAAGTAGAAATATATAACAAAGAAACAGATGAGTTTGAATTACAAGATAGATACAAACAGAAAGAAGAATGTTATAGTAAAGTAGATGTAATGAAATATCTAATAGATGAACATAGAAAAGGAAGTGAGGCAGATGGAATATGAAAATATAGAAGAGGAATATAACTCATTAACAGAAATGCAAAAGAGATTTATTGATTACTATATAGAAACTGCAAATGCAACAGAAGCCTGCAAAAAAGCTGGATATAAGGGAAAAAATCTTAATAGAATAGGTTCGCAAAACTTGTCAAAACTAGACAAATTTATAAAAATAAAACTTCAAGAAAAAGAAGAGCAAAGAATTGCTTCACAAGATGAAGTGTTACAATACTTAACAAAAGTAATGCGAGGAGAAGAAAAAGACCAATTTGGATTAGATGCTTCATTACAAGATAGAACAAAATGTGCAGAACTACTTGGAAAAAGATATGGTACATTTAAAGAAAAAGTTGAAGTTGCTGGAAATATACCAGTGGTGATAACAGATGATATTACAGAATAAAATAATAAACAAAAATACACAACAACAAGTAAATAACATATCATTGCAAAGTATAGTTGGAAAAGGCTATGCAGAATATTGGCATTGTAAATGTAGATATAGAGTATGCAAAGGTTCAAGAGCAAGTAAAAAATCCAAGACAACAGCATTATGGATAATAAGCAATATGATGAAATATAAAGAAGCTAATACACTTGTAATTAGAAAGACGTTTAGAACGTTAAAAGATAGTTGTTTTACAGAATTAAAATGGGCAATACATAGATTACAAGTAGACAGTTTCTGGGAAATAAAAGAAAGCCCATTAGAAATGACATACAAACCTACAGGACAGAAAATATATTTTAGAGGTTTAGATGACCCATTAAAGGTAACATCAATATCAGTAGATATTGGTGTTTTATGTTGGCTATGGATAGAAGAAGCATACGAAATAACAAAAGAATCTGATTTTGATGTAATAGATGAAAGTATAAGGCGGAGAAGTTCCAGAAGGTTTATTTAAACAAATAACAATAACATTAAATCCTTGGAATGAACATCATTGGATTAAGAGAAGATTTTTTGATGTTAAAGATGACGATATATTAGCGATGACAACAAATTATCTTTGTAATGAGTGGCTAGACGAAGCAGATAAAAAAGTATTTGAAAGAATGAAGAAAAATAATCCTAGAAGATATCAAGTTGCAGGATTAGGGAACTGGGGTATAGTTGATGGATTAGTATATGAAAATTGGAAAGAAGAAAAATTTGAATTAAATACAATAAGAAACTTAGATAGTGCTTTTGGGTTAGACTTTGGTTATACAAACGACCCGACAGCACTATTTTGTGGTGCAATAGATTTAAAAAACAAAAAGATTTATGTATATGATGAAATATATCAAAAAGGAATGAGTAACAAAGCGATATATAACCAAATAAATCAAATGGGCTATTCAAAAGAAAAGATAACGGCAGATAGTGCAGAACCAAAGTCAATAGATGAATTAAGAGGATTAGGATTAAGGCATATTACAGGTGCATTAAAAGGAAAAGACAGTATAAATAATGGTATTCAATTTATACAAGATTTTGAAATAATAATACATCCTAGATGTGTAAATTTTATAACAGAGATAAGTAATTATACTTGGGATGAAGATAAATTTGGGAACAAAATTAATAGACCAATTGATGATTTTAATCATCTGATGGATGCAATGAGATATGCAATAGAGAAATACATAAATCAAAAGAAATTACAATTTGGTTATATAAAACCAATATAGGAGGAAAACAATGATACAATGGAATCCAAAAACATTAGAAAATGAAAATAGTGTAACACAAATATTAATGTTAGCAGATAAAGAATGGAATGCAAGAAAACAATTATATGAAAGAATAAGAAGAAAGACAGATAATTCTGAATTAGTAAGTATAAATGATGAAAAAATAAAAGTTGCATTTGAAAATTATATTAACGCAATGGTGACTGGATATTTTGCAGGAAAAGCACCAGTATATGATGTTGAAAAAATATCAGACCCAACAAAATTAAATATAATCAAAAAATTGCTTAATAAAGTCTTTAATATAGATGCAAACAAGGATGAAGAATTAAAAGTATTAATAGATTATATAAGTAAATACAATGATGATGGAACAGAATATTTTGATTTAGCATTTGATTATTTTGGAATGAGAGGATGCTATGAAGTATTATACGAGAATGAAGATAATGAAATAGTATATACTAAACAAAGTGCATTAAATACAATAGGAATATTTGATTATTCAACACCAGTAAAACAAATAGGACAATTAAGAAAATGGACTGAAAGAGATAAAAATGGTGCAGACATAACAATAGTAGAATTAACAACGATAAATGGCAAAAGATACTATTCACCAACACCAAATGATTATGCAAAATTACAAGAAGATAAACAAAAATTTGAAGAAAGTAAATGGAATATGCTTCCTTGCATAGCAATAGAAAATGAAATGGGATTATCAAGCTTTGAATTGGTAGTCTCTTTAATTTGTGCTTATGAAAGAGTAGTACAAAATAGTAGAAATACATTTCAATATAATGATGATGCAAAATTAAAGATAACAGGTTTTACACCACAAAATGATTTAATGACCACAAAATTAGATGACAAAGGCGAACCAGAATTAGATGAAAATGGACAACCCAAACAAGTGGTTAATAAAGCAAGAGAAGAAGAAGACAAAGCACTATTGAAAATGCAAGTATTTTATACACCAGATAATTCAGGTGACATAGCATGGGTTGAAAAATCAGTACAAGATACAGCACTAGAAAATCATAAAAAGACATTAATAGACTTAATAGCGATGATAAGTGGAGTGCCAAACATAACAGACTTAGGATTTACAAATGCAGATAATGCAAGTGCATTAGATAGAAAATTCTTTGCGTTAGAACAAATGATAACAGATGCAGACAAACACTTTAAACAAGCAATACTAAGAAGATGGGAAACAATAATAGATAGAATAAATAAAAGAAAACACAAATCTTATGATTTTAGGAGTATAAAAATAGATTTACAAAGAAATCTACCAACCGACAAAGATACTGAAACGGCAAGAGCATTAAAATTAAGGGGACTATTAAGTGATGCATCAGTTATTGATATGTTGCCAGATGACCTAGACAGTAATTCAGAACTAGAAAAAATAGATAAACAAAATGAAGAAAACATTCAAAAAAATTTACAACAAATGCAAATGATGGAACAAATAGGTGTAGAGCAAAATAATAATGAAAATAAACAAGATAACAAAATAACAGATTTGACAGAACAACAGAAAGCACAAAAATTAACAGCAGACAATAAGAAAGAACAAACAAAAGTAGTTAATAAACAAATCAATAAAGAATAGAGGTGTTTTATATGTGGGAACAACATGATAATTATATGAAACAATTAAAACAACTATATAATAAAACATCAAAACAAACTCAAAATAGACTTCAAGAACTATTTGATACATTTAATTTTACAACAGAAAACATCTATAATATTGCAGACAATAAGACTAAAAAAAGAATAAATACATATATAGAACAATGGAAAGAACAAGGACTATTAAAAAATAATAACTATTTTACTGCATTAGCAAACAATATTTATAAAAGAACAAGAGTAAAGAATAGTGAAATATTAGAATTGCTTATTTATAGTGCGTATATAGAAGAACAAAGCAAATTAGAAGAGCAAGAAAAACAAATAATGTATGAAGATGCTAATTATTACTATGAAGAACGGACAAAAAGAAGTAAATAAAAAGAAAAAGCCATCAATATTAGCGATGGCTTTATTTCTTGCATTATTGGACCAACCCAATTATAGTGGTTTTAACTGGAAACAGTATATAGAAGCAACGATACAATATAACACACAACAAATATATAAACAAGCAATTTTAAATATGCAACAACAAAAAGGCCTAGAAATCGATTCTAATGAGTTTCAAATAATAATAAATAGACAAAACAATCAAAAACTTAATATAAATAATGATAAGATATCTGGTGCAGTAGATTTACAAATGATTGGATTAAATAATCTAGCAAAAGCAGAAGGAATAAAAGAATTAACAGAAGATAATTCAAAAGTTAGATTTATTGCAGTAGAAGATGATAAAACAACTTTAATGTGTGATAGTTTAAATAATCAAGAGTTTTATATTAACAAAGAAAATGTATTTGATAGATATTATGGTGAGACACAAAAAGAATTAACAGTACAAAGAATTAGATGCAATGGATTAGTACTAGGCTTAAATCTCCCGCCAATACAACATCATTTTCACTATTGTAGAAGTACAATTGTGTATAATTCTAATAATGAGCATATTGAGTTAGAAACAGAAAAACAATTTAATATATTTGATACAAAATTTGAAAAAGATATAAAAGAAAAATACAATATTAAAAAAATGAATACAAGGCATATAGATAAAGAAGCTTTAAAAGAATTATTAAACAATATGAGTAGAGTATATAATGATTTTCCAAATATAAGAGGAAAGATTAAAGAAATAAAAGAAATAGACCATCCAAATGGTGGACTAGCAGTAGAATTACAAAAAGATGGAACATATGTAATGTATATAAATAAAAATAAATTTTATAATAGTAAAGTTCCAAGACAATTATATGAAAAGGATGTTAAGAAACATTTTCATCCTAATAACACAACTTATAAAGATATGTCAATACATGAAGCAGGACATATAGCAGTAACAGAAATAATAAAAGAATTAAATCATAACAATAATAATGCAATAGTTTTTGATAGCGAAAATAATATAACAGTAAATAAAATATTAAATAAAGCCTTGAATAAAATAGGTGTAAATGATATAAAAGAAAAAGATTTGCTAATAAGGAATATTTCAGGATATGCATATAAAGAAAGAGGACAGGAAATTATTGCTGAAGCATTTGCAGATTATTATGCTAATAAACAAAATGCTTCATTATTAAGCAAAAACATAATAGAAGTTATGAAAGGAATGATTTAATATGATGCCTATGGAACACCCTTGGACAGATTGGCAAATAGATACATTAGGAGAAGAAAATCCTTGGAAATGGAAAGAAAATACACCAAAAGAAATAATAAAGCAATATGAAGAATGGAAAAAATATCATAATAAAATGATAAAAGGTAAATTTTAGTACTTACTCTAGGAGTAGGTGCTTTTATTATGGAAAGAAGGTTAAAAAATGATACAAGAAAAAAAGCCAATAAAAGTAATGGAAAAATATATTATAGAAGAAGGTGACACGTTAGAAATAAAAAGCGACGGTGGAATAACTAATATATTAATAAATGAAAATAAAATAGAATTTGTAACCGAAGTGAAATTTACACAGAAAGTAAGTGAAAAACCTGTAATAGAGATAGAAAGATTTTTCATTTCCAAGGATAAGGAGGAAAAATAATATGTATATAAATCCATTTTGGTGTGGAGTAATAGCCACAATATTAACAGAATTAGCAGGAATAATAGGCTATGCAATATATCTTAATATTAAAGAAAAAAATAAATAAGTTATTAACATTTTAAAATTATATATGTATATAGTGGCGGAATAGGTAGACGCTAAGCGAGATAGAAATATCCGAATCGAATAAAATACAGTGGTAACCGTTATCAGAAGTGGCGTAGGAGTGTACGCTGGCACTCTATGTTAGGTGCAAATCCTAACCTATATATCAATTTAAAGAGCCAAGTCGACAGGCTCTTATTTTTATGCCGTTTTTCTTGTAGTTAGGCTTTATAGAATAAACAAAATAAATTTTAAGCAACTTTAGGCAGAGAACTAAAGGGGCAAGGAGGAACAAATGGAACAAGAAAACAATCAAAATGTTAACTCTGAGGCAGAGAACTCAAAGGGAACAGAAACAAGTAAAAGTGAAAGAACTAATTATGAAGAACTTATTAAGACAGACAAAGAACTTCAATCATTTTTAGATTCAAGAGTATCAAGTTCTAATAAAACAGCTATTGAAAATGCAAGAAAACAATGGGAATTAGAAAGAGATACACAAAAATCAGAAGCTGAAAAATTAGCACAAATGAATGAAACTCAAAAACTTCAATATCAATTGAAGAAACAAGAAGAAGCAAATCAAGAAATTCAAAGGAAATTAAATGCTAGGGATTTAAAAGATGAAGCACTAAAAATAGCAACAACACAAGACACAGCATTTGACCCAGAATTTTTAAATCTTTTTGATTATGAAAATATGACAGCAGAGCAATTACAAGACAAAACAAAACTTATAAAAGCAATTCAAGACAGAATTGTAGAAAAAGCAGTAAATGAGTGGTCAAAAGAAAAACCACCATATAATCCAGACCCATCTGGTAATAAGCCAAGTGCTGATGAAGCAATAAGAAAGGCAATGGGATTAATTAAATAGGAGGATTAAAAAATGAATAATATTGAAATATCAACAATATACTTACCAAAATTAGATGAAGTATATAAAAACGAAGCAAAAACATCTATATTAGATGGAGATGAAACAACAGTACAAAAAGGATTAAATGGAGAAATTAAAGTTGCTAAACTAGACATGGACGGTTTAGGAGACTTTTCAAGAAATGATGGATACACAAAAGGTTCAACAACATTCAAATGGGAAACAGTAAAATATGATAAAGAAAGAAGTCAAGATTTAAGAATTGATAGATTAGACAATCAAGAAGCATTAGGATTACCTTTTGCAAAATTATCTGGAGAATTTGTAAGAACAAAAGTTGTTCCAGAAACTGATGCAGCAAGAATAGCAAAAATAGCAGGAGTAGATGGAATATCAAGAAAGAAAGAAACAATTTCCGATGGTGCAGGAGTTGTAAGTGCATTAAGAGCATGTACAAATAAAATGGATGAAGATGAAGTTTCAACAGAAAATAGAATTTTATTTATAACACCAACATTAAAAGGAATGATTGATGACTTAGATACAACTAAATCAAAAAAAGTTTTAGAAAGATTTTCAACAGTAATTGAAGTTCCACAAACAAGAATGTATACAGCAGTAACATTAAATAGTGGAAAAGAAAACTATGGATATCAAAAAGCCAAAGACACATATATTAAGTCAAAAGATACAGCTGTAGTATCAGGAAAGACATATTACACAGAAAGTTCTGGAACTTATTCAAAAGTAACTTCACCAACAGGAAATCCATCAACATCAGACTACTATGAATTAATAGAAGGTGGAAAAGAAATTAACTTCTTATGTGTTGAAAAATCTGCAGTTGTTACAGCTATGGACCAATTTATTAAATACTTCACACCAGATGAAGACCAAAATGGAGATAGCAATGTATTCAAATACAGAAACAATAACTTATATGGACACGTATATGAGAATAAATTAGCTGGTGTATATTGTTCATATGAAGGTTAGGGGGTTTAAAATGGCAACATTTATAGGATTGAAGATAAATAAAATAGAAAAAGAAACTAAAAAAGAGCTAACAGTTGAAGAAATAAAAGCAATTCTAACTGAAAAAGAAATTGCTTTTGATGGAATAACTAAAAAGAAAGATTTACAGGCTCTTTTACCACAAGAATAAACAAGGGGGCAATAGAAATGGCAGAAACTAAAAATATAGATAAAATAATAGCAGATTTATCATCTAATTATAAAGATGATGAAGAAGTCTTAAATGAAATATATGAGGAAGTAAGTTCTATTGCCTCTGATATTTCTAATAGGCAAAAAGATGATGAGAAGTTATTTCCATATATTAAGAAAGCAACAAAAGCAATATATCTTTCAAGGGGAGCAGAAGGCTTAACAAGTCGTAATGAAGGTTCTATTTCAACATCATTTGAAGATATAATAGATAAATTAAGAAATGACATTATAAAATCTGGTTTGAGGAGGATTAAATAATGTTATTACGAGATTTAACAAAAGTATATATATCCGAATATGAAGAAATAGAAAACCATGGAGAACCAGATAAAGTATGGAAATATAAAGGACAAGCTTGGTTAAATATGCAAAATGATGTCAATGAGTTAGATAGAAAGTCTACTGGTGAGATTGATTATAGTACATATAAAGGTCGTACGACTAGAAATTATGATATACAAAAAGGCAATGGAATATCATTTGAAGATGTCTCAAAATTAGAGAAGTTTATTCCGGAGTATAGAGTACTAGATAAAAATAAAATAGGAAGTACTTATGTATATAGAATGGAGAAAATACAATGATAAATTTCAATTGTAATATAAAAGTAAAACATAATTTTAAAAATATAGATGCTATAATTCAAAAATTACCACAAACTGCAAAAATAATAACAGAAGATGTATTAAAAAACATTAGAGGTTATGCTATAAGGTTGGAAAAAGGACGTAATGAAGAAGGAATATTAGTAGAAATGATTGATATGTCTACTAAAGAAGTGAAGGGAAAAGTTTATGCAGACCCTTCTAAATTTATGAGTAATGGAGTTTCATATTTGTTTTTTGAATATTTTGGTACAGGTACTAATGCTGAGATGGAACATGTAGGAAAATCAAAACACTTTTTAAAGAGTGGTTACACAGAATGGTTTATTCCAGTAAGTAAAGTTGAAAAAGCATTGCCTTATCCAATTGTAAATATTCAAGGTATGGACTTTTATGTTGCCCATGGAAGCAAAGCCAACCACTTTATGGCTGATGCAAGTTTTAAAAGTAGGAATGAAAATGCAGAAATAGTTAAGAAAAAATTAGATGAGATGTTAAGGGAGGTATGTAAGTAATGAAAGATTTAAGCGAATTAGAGTTTAGCGATTTAGTATATGAAAAACTAGAATCATTGAAGTATAAACAAATATTAACAAATCCAACAACTACAAGTAAATTCCCTTGTTTGGAATTACATACACCTTTGAAATCAGTAAATTTAACTGAAAATGCATTTCCAATCAAATCTACATTTCAAATATCAATAACTTGTTGGAATGAAAAGCAACGTCAAGCAATGAAAATGGCAGATGAAGTTGATGAAAAACTTCAAGAATTAAATTTTATAAGGACAAATACCAGTCCTGCAGTATATGACACTATATTGCAAAAATATGGTATATCAATAACATTTGAGGTCATTTACAATGCAATAATGAACTCATTTGATTTTATAAGATAATAGGAGGAAATTAAAATGGCAAATGAAATAGTAGATAAAAATACTGAAAATAATGAAATGCCTGATGTAAGCAAATGGGTGAAAGTATTTTATGCTGAAACAAAAACAGGAGAAAGAACACAAGTTGCATTTGTGGAAAAAATTCCAGTATTAGAGGAAGCACCAGACCAAATAACTGGTTCTGCATTAGATTTAGATTATGAATTTGCACAACCAGGAATTAAAAAAGCATCTAATATTGAATTAGATATATATTATACACATACACAACACAAGACACTAAGAACTTTAAAAGATAAAGAGTTGTATTGGTTTTTCCAAAATCCAGCACATACTGCGCCATCAGGTGGAAAACCAATAGTAAGAACATTAAAAGGAAAAATGTTCGTAACAATGCAAGAAGTATCAGTAGGAGAATATTTAAAGGATAAAATGACAATATATAAAAATGGCGATGTAGAAGAATCAGAAGGATTTCCCACAGCCTAGTTCTGATGTAAGTGTCGTGTCAGAACAAGAAGAAATAGACACTAATAATATAGAGAAGGCAAAGGAATAAGCCTTCTCTCTTTTGCAAAGGAGAGAATAAAAAATGGAATTAGAAACAAAATTTAAAACAATAAAATTAGTATTTACAACAAGAAAAATAGTAAATATAACAAATATATTAAAAGGAAAAAACTTTGAGGATTTATATTTCAAAGTTGTAAATGAAAGCAATCTAGATGCGTTATCTAAAATAATATACATTTTTGCTGAGGATGAAGCCGGCATTAAATCATTCAAAACAAGTGAAGAGGTATATGACTTTTTAGATGATTATAAAGAAGAAACAGGAAAATCATATTTTGATATTTTTAATGAATTAGCAGAGGTAATCAATAAAGAGGGTTTTTTCAAGAGCAAAATGAGCGAAGAGGAATTGAAACAAAAAATATCAAATCCATTATCAGAAGTAGATATGGAATCAATAATAAAGACATCAGCGGAAAAAGTAATAGCGCAAGTAACAGAAAAAGAAATGTTAGCACAAGCTTAGATAGTATAACAGAAAATATACGAAATGCTAAAACAATAGAAGACATGGTATATGGATTAGAACCATTAGCGTATTATTTTGGAATGAAACCAAGCGAATTTTGGAATGAAAGATATAAGAATGTATCCTTATATTGTGAGGCAAATTTGATTAAATTACAGGATGATTTTAAACAACAAATTATTTTAGAAGAAGCGGTTACGAATAAATTAATTCAAGCAGATAGTATGTTATACCAAAATCCTAAAATAATACCTATTCAAAATATGTTTAGTAATTTATTTAAAAATAGATAAAAATATACTTTTCGACAAAATTCGACTTGAAAATATAACTAAAAGTGATATAATCTTTTTATAATAAAATAAGAGGAGGAATATATTATGGCTCATTATCAAACAGTAACTTCAGATAAAAATAAAGATACCGCACTAATATTGTGCTTACTAGGAGGATGGTTTGGATTACATCAGTATTATGTTGGAAATATAGGAAAAGGATTATTATATACTTTTACTTTTGGATTTTGCATGATAGGTTGGATTGTTGATTTAATAAAAATATTATTGGGGAGTTTCAGAGATAATGTTGGAGCACCATTAAGAGCAACTAAACAACAAAACAATTAACAAAACACTTACTTAGGTAGGTGTTTTTTATTATACTAAAAATTAAAATAGAAGGGAGGAATAACAATGACAGTAGAAGAGATAGAAATTGTAGTAACCGCAAAAGTAGAAGAAGCATTGAAAGAATTTGAAAAAATGTTACCTGCAATAAAAAAACAAATGAAACAAGTTCAGGAAGCATTTTCGAAAATAGATACTAAAGAGATGCAGAATAAAGTCCAACAAGCTACTAATTATGTAAAAAAAAGAGTACAAGATTTAAAACAAAGTTCAAAAAATAATGAAATATCAATTCAAGTTAATAATAAAGATGCACAAAAACAAATATCTCAAATACAAAAACAAATAGATAGTTTACAAGAAAAAATAAATGCTCGACAAATGAAATTAAACGTAATAAATCCTCAAATTGATAAAATAGTAGAAGATACTAGAAAAAGTGTAACGCCAGAAGGAATAAATCCTAATGATAAAGCAATGGATACAACAATTAATAATGCATTGGGAACAAATAAAGATTTTACATCATTAAATAGTCAGGCACAAAAATTATACACAGAAATAGAGATGTATAATACTCAGTTAAGTGAAGCAAAAGGTAAAATGTCACAACTAGAACAACAAACATCACAAACAGCAACTACTCAAAGTAAATTGGGTAGTTTTTTTAGTGCGTTTAAATCTAAAATAGAACAGGCAAAAACTGCAGCAGGGAGAATAGGAACAGCGTTTAAAAATGTTGGAGGTGATATATTAAAATGTATAAACCCTATGAATTTAGCAAAAAAAGCATCTGAAAAAATATTTAGTGGAACAAAAAATATTGGGTCAGGAATAAAAAATGGAATAGGAACAGTACTAAAATATGCTGGAGCTTTATTTGGGATAACAAAAGTTTATCAAGCATTAAGGGAATGTGCAAGTACATGGCTGTCAAGTCAAAATGCTGGTGCAAAACAATTGAGTGCAAATATTGAATATATGAAATATGCAATGGGAAGTGCATTAGCACCAATTATTCAATTTGTAACAAATTTAGTATATCAATTAATGAAAGCAATTCAAAGTGTTGCTTATGCATTAACAGGGGTAAATATATTTGCTAATGCAAGTGCAAGTGCATTTAAAAATGCACAAAAGCAAGCCAAAAATACAAGTAAGCAATTGTCAAATGTTCATAGTGAAATAAATAATGTTGGAGACCATAATAGTAATACAAGTCCTAATGTAGGAGATATGTCAAAATTAAATCCGACAAATAGTTTATTAGATGCTATAAAAAATGGAAATTGGTATGAAGTTGGTTCAATAATTGGAGAAAAATTAAATGAGGCTATGAATAACATACCTTGGGATAAGATACAAAGCACAGCAAAAAGCATAGGAACGAATATAGCACAATTTTTAAATGGTTTTATAGCAAACACAGACTGGAATCAAGTTGGGAATACATTTGCACAGGGATTAAATACAATTATATATTTTGGATATAGTTTTGTAACTACATTTAATTGGAAACGATTTGGAAAATCAATTGGTAATGCTATAAATGGATTTTTTAATAATATTGACTGGGCAGTAGCAGCTAAAACATTAAGTGAAGGAATAAAGGGACTATTAAGTACAATATCGACAACAGTGGAAACTATTGACTGGCAACAACTAGCAAAAGATTTAGAAGAATTTGTTACAAATGTTGACTGGAGTGGAATAGCACAAGGCATATTCAGAGGAATTGGAGCAGCATTAGGAGGACTAGCGCAATTTTTAGGAACATTAATAAGTGATGCTTTTACTGGAATAGGAGAATATTTTGATGAAAAAATAGAAGAATGCGGAGGAGATGTAGTAGCGGGAATATTCAAAGGAATAGGCGATGCTATAGCAAATATAGGACAATGGATATATGATAATATATTTCAACCATTTATAGATGGATTTAAAAGTGCATTTGGAATACATTCACCATCAACAGTAATGGCTGAACAAGGGAACTTCATAATGCAGGGACTACTAAATGGCATAACAAATTTAGTAGACAATGTAAAACAAATATGGGAAAACATGAAAAATACAGCAGTTCAAAAATTTACAGATATAAAAACTTCTATAAGCAACATTTGGCAACAAGTAACAAATAAAACTTCTGAAACTTGGCAAAACATAAAAAACAAAGTAAAAGAAGGTGCACAAGGTGCTTGGAATGGAATTACATCTATATTTGGTAATATTCCAAATTGGTTTAGAGACAAATTCAGTCAAGCATGGCAAGCAGTAAAAAATGTATTTAGTACAGGTGGAAGAATATTTGATGGTATAAAAGAAGGAATATTAAGTGGATTAAAATCAATAGTAAATGCAATTATATATGGAATTAACAAAGTAATACGTATACCATTTACTGGTTTAAATACAGTATTAAGAAACATAAGGAATGCAGAAATAATGGGATTAAGACCATTTAGTTGGATAGGAACAATAAGTGTACCACAGATACCAAGACTAGCTAAAGGTGGTGTATTAACAGAAGCAACAACGGTATTAGCAGGTGAGTATTCAGGAGCCAAAACAAACCCAGAAATTGTTACACCACAAAATATAATGAGAGATACATTTGAAGATGTATTGTCTAATTATAGTGAAAACAACAATGACAGACCAATATATTTAACAGTTAATGTAGGAAATCAAAAATTAGGACAAATATTACTAGATAATTTAAGAGACAAGAAAAGAAGAACAGGAAAAGACATAGAAGCTTTAGTAGGAGGATAGAAATTATGTTATGGAAATTAAATGGTAAATTAATGAAAACACCAAGTACATATAAAGACAATATAGAAGATACGGACAACGATAGTTATACATCAAAGATAACAGGAGCATTAATAGACAACCCAATTGCAATTGGAATGCTAAAGCTTGAAATGTCATGGGATTACTTATCAGAAGATGAAGCAGAAGAACTTTTACAAGCAACATACCAAAATCCGATGATAGTTACAGTAAAATGTCCTAGCGTACAAGGCGGTATGTTAGAAAATGCCAAATTCAGAGTAAGTAAAAGAACAAGTGAAATGCATAAAACAGGATTAGATGAAGACACTTCCAAATCAAAATGGAAAGTGTCTTTTAATTTGATGCAAAAGGAATTAACAGCACAGCAAAAAGCAACAGTAAATAAAGCAAAGGGGTTGAGTTAATGTACGAAACTAGTAAAAAATGGAAACAAAATATATATGAAAATCCAGTTTGTGCAATGAACATTTATATAGACGATACACTAATAAATCCAGACTATATACTTGAATTTAAAAAAGGCGGTAATGCATTTGAAGAAGAATTTTGTTTAGGTGGTACACCAAGCCAATACATTGAAATGAAACTATATAAAGATAAAATGCCAAAAACTCTTTCAAAAATAAGAGTAGAATATGGAATATTAATAAATCACGCATTAACAGTAGCAGAAGTAAATGCAATGTTGGTAGGAACATTAAATGGAATATCAGTTAAAAGTTTAAGTAGTAATAATAGTAGTTTTGAAATGATACCAATTGGAATTTATAATGTAGATGATTACACAGACAATGACGATAATACAATAACAATAAAAGCACTGGATAATATGATTAAATTTGAATTTAATTATGATGGCAGTGAATTAATATCAAAAGGTGAAGCAACTCTATTACAAGTTGCACAAGATATATGCAATAAAGCAGGAGTAGAATTAGGTTCTATTTCTTTTTTAAATTCAGATAAAAAAGTATCAGTATATGACAATACTGTAACTGCAAGAGAATATATAAGTTATATTGCAGAGAGTGCAGGTTGTTTTGCTTGTATTGATAGAGAAGGAAAATTATGTTTTAGAGAATTTGGTCAAGATGAAACAGAAATACCACTTGAAATGTTTGGAGAATATAAATGGGGTGAAGAATTTAAAATTTCAAAAGTATCATATGAAGATGGCATTAGAAGTTTTAAATTTGGAGATAACACAAGAAATAATCTTTGGATAAATCAAGAAAATATGTACATTGTTGACGAAGATCAAGTTCAAAAAATTTATAACAAAATAAAAGGCTTAACAGTAAATACATTTGAAGGAAAAGTAATAATAGATCCTGCTATAGACATTGGAGACAAAATAGTTATAAATGGAAAAAATGTTATTTATCAAGGCGAAATGTCATTAGAAGGAAGATTTATTGCACAAATATCTAGCAAAATTCAAATAAAACAAAAAGAAGAAACAACCGTAAAAAAAGAAAGTCAAAAGGTTGTAAACAGAAGAGTTCAAAGCAGAATAGACCAAGCAGAAGGGACAATTAAACAGTTAGTCGAAGAAGTTGGAGATAGAAGTGAGAAGAAAACATCAATAACACAAGATATAAACGGAATAACTCAAAGTGTAAGTGAAGTAAAAAAAGAAGTAAAAACAGTAGATGGTAAGGCTGATAAAGCACAAACTACAGCAGATACTGCGAAAAGCACGGCGGAGACTGCAAAAAGTACAGCTGATAGCACAAATAAAAATTTAAGTAATAATTATTATACAAAAACACAAA